TCAAGATATTTGATGAGCTGTCCCGCGGGATCCCACTTCTCCGGCTCCCGAATCTCGCGATTTTCGATGTAATGCGAATCTACCACTACAAGATCATCCCGCTTGATGGTGTCACCCCAATCCAGCTCATGCCCGTACTCTGGCATGTATCCGTGGTCAAGCGCCATCTGATAGATGGTGCCGCCCGTGACCGGTGTACCGGCCCCGTTAAAGGTCTTCCACTTTTTTTCACACTCCCCGCTGTGGAAGCGCCCCGAATCTCTGGCACTCCAATCCTCCCATACCCCGACGGAATAGCCCTCTTCTTTGAGGGCCATCCCGACGGCAGTCCACTCGCTATAATCCAGCGCCGCGGGGTCGATGTGTGCCAATAATTCTGTTAAATCAATTCCCTGATTCATGCTTATGCTCCCTGTTTATAGGTCTTCGGATCTATGTCGTATGGAGTCCGCCAACCGTTCGCCGCGATCCGGTCAATCAACCTCCTGGCATCCTCAAACTGCCACGTCCCGACGTGTTTAAACCCGCGCCCTTCTAAAAATCTGATCTGTTTAGGAGTCGTCAAGCCCTCCATGCGCCGCTTATCCATCCGGTCGAGTAGCTTTGCGGCCTTTCCTGCGTTTTCGATCTCGTCCGGCAGGATCCCAAGATGCTCAAGCCGCTCTTTTTGCTTTACGGACGGCGGCGCCATCTCCCATCCGAAGGATGGTATGTACCCGGATAAATCCTCCGCCTGGATAGACATTTCAAATTGCAGCGGATCCACAAGCTTCTGTTTCCGTTTGCGCATCTCTGCCAGCTTTTTCGCAAGGGCCTGCTCCCGCTCCTCGACAACTTCTTCCGATGCCCGCTGCTCGGCTTCTTCCAGATCCACCGCTTCGCCCTGATTTTCTTCCAGGTCTTTTGTCATCCTCCTGGCAACCTCGTCGCTCTCGCAGATCAGCGCCGCAGGATGACAGAGCTCGTGTTTTTCGGTCATCCACAAAAAATCCAAAAGAAGCAAGTGATCCTTTCCCGGCGCGAGTCGGGTTCCACGGCCAACCATTTGACAATAGAGCGCCCTTGATTTCGTGGGCCGCAGGACGATGATGCAGTCCACCGACGGGCAGTCCCATCCCTCCGTTAAAAGCATCGAATTGCAGAGTACGTCATACTTGCCCGCGTCAAAGTCGTGCAGGATCTCCGCACGGTCTTCACTCTCGCCGTTGACCTCTGCCGCCCGGAAACTCTTTTCTGTTAAAATGTCCCGGAACTTCTGCGACGTTTTTACAAGCGGAAGAAAAACAACCGTCTTTTTATCCTTGCAGTATTTTGTCATCTCGTCCGCGATCTGATAAAGATATGGATCCAGGGCCGTGCCAATGTCGGAAGCCTTGAAGTCACCAGCCTGCACCGCCACCATGCTCATGTCGATCTTAAGCGGCACGGTCAGCGCCCGGATCGGGGATAAATACCCTTCTCGGATCGCCTTTGGCAGTGTGTACTCGTAAGCCAGAGACTCAAAATATGATCCAAGATTCCGCATGTCTGACCGGTCTGGTGTCGCGGTCACTCCTAAAACATGAGCGTTTTGAAAATACTGCAGGATCTTTTGATAGCTCTCCGATATGGAATGATGTGCCTCGTCCACGATGATCGTGTCAAAGAAATCCGGCGCGAAGCTCTGTAGCCGCTTCTCTCGCATGAGGGTCTGCACGGAGCCGACCGTTACCCGGTACCACTGACCGCGGCATGTTTCCTCGGCCTTTTCCACGGAGCATCCAAGCCCCGTGGATTTTTTCAATTTGTCTGCTGCCTGATCCAAGAGCTCACCCCGGTGTGCAAGGATCAGCACCCGCTCACCCTTACGCACGCATTCCTCCGTCACCTTTGCAAAGACAATGGTCTTCCCGGTGCCCGTTGGCAGGACGAGCAGCGTGCGCTTTACCCCTGCATCCCACTGCTCAAAGATCGCGTTTTTCGCCTCTTCCTGGTATGGTCTCAATTCCATGATCAAAAGCTCCCGGCCTTAAATGCACGCGGCTCCTTCGGGTACAACTCCTTGATGTGGTTATACTTCTTCTCCGGGTCGTTTTTGTCAGGATCCAGAGATATCTTGCATCGCCCCGTCAGCCCAGGCAGTGCGTTCCAATTCATGACCAGCTCCTCTCCCTTCTTCTTGAGCCCTACACTGGCAAAAAGCTGTGAAAGCTTCCATTCAAGCCGCGAGTGCAGGATAAAGTTTTCCCGGATCTGCGGATTGCCTTCTGCGTGGATGTTAAAGTACACCACCGCCATGTTGCACGGCGGGAGCTTGTCGCTGCCCTGGCTCCGGCTTCGATCAAAGTGATCGATCGTAAAATCATAATCACCGGGCTCAAGCCTCGGAAACTCCTGTGCGTCCTGTTTGATAGTGTCATCCCATCCCAATTCTCTGTCCATCTCGCCCATTATTTCAGCTCCTTTTCTCCGTCAAACGGTATATTAAACGGGTTATCAGTATCCGGCGCGCTACGTTCTTTGATCATCTCGTATACCTGATCCCACGCCGCAACCAGGCATCCATCTATAAAGTCCTTGTCATAATCCCAGATTTCCATGTCCTCCGGGTAATAACCTCGAGCCGCGACCACGTCTTTGATAAAGATCGGCTGGACATTGTGCGCGATCATAAGATCGCGGAGCGCTTTTGGGATCCTTGGATCTAATTCGTCAGGCTTTGCAGGATCCGGAGCGCTCGGCTGATTGCCAGTCTCTTCTTTTTTAGGCTCTTGGCCGCTTTTCGGCCGCACCTCCTCATCTGGCGGCGGAGTGGTCTGTCCGGAATTTTCCGCTTTTTCTTCTTTTATTGCCGTTTTTTGCGGTTTTTTGTCATTTTTTGCCGTTTTTTGTACGTTTTCCGCAAAAATGTGCTCAATAGCTTCCCATTCAAGCGGAAGCTCGTCCGGCAAGCTGTATCTGTTCTTGGCATCCCAGCAGGAGTGGTGTGTCGTATACATGACCCTCTGCCCGCTGCCGACTGCCTTTTTCTTCTTGCCTTCTTTGTCCTCGGTGACGGTATGCGTCTTGTAATTGCAAAAGAGCACCATATCCGCCCACTCCCGGAGAAGCGCTGACGTATTGCAGTTCTTTGACTGCACAAGCTTCATTTCCCATCGGTCATATGCTCCCAGCTCATCCGGCTGCTCAAACTTTCGCATGGTGGCATGAGCCGTAATGACGACATGGATCCCGCGATCCACGACCTCGTCCAGGAGATTCAGAAGCTTGCCGAACTTTTCAAAGACATACACGTACCCCTTGCCATATCCGATGTCCTCTATGCCGCTGATCTGCTTTTCCTTAAGGATCGAGTCAATGGCATACTGCTGCGCCCGGTCTGCCGTATCAATGACGAGCGTCTTGCAATCCGGATGATCGCGGATGTATGTAACCTCGTCCAGGATCATCTGCCAAGATGACGGAGCCGGAAGCCTCGCCACGTCCATCTCTTTGGTGCTGTCCTCGGTATCGATAAATACCGGGTCTGGCCATTTCGCCGCCAGTGAGCTTTTCCCGATCCCTTCCGGACCATAGATTATAGTCTTCTTCGGCTTCGGGATCTTCCCTCTTGTGATTTTCATCAAAATGCTCCTTTCGTCCATTTTTTCTGCTCTTTCGGTTCTTCTTTCGGCGCTTCTTCTTCTGCCACGGTCAGCTTCCCGTCCTTGTCGTAAGAGTATCCATCCGTGATGATGATGGAGCACTCATCCCCGGTACTGACCCTTGTGGCGATTGCCTGGAGTCCTTCCGCTTCAAGCCACGCTCCGAACTCCTTGAGATTTACCAGATCCATCTGCTCAAGCTTGTCCAGGAGCACAAAGCCGCATTTCGGATTCAATTTTCGCACGATGGCCGTGCTTACCTTGAGCCGGTCAGACCCGCTCATGTTGTCCCATTTTTGGCCCTTGTACGTCAGCTCTCCATCCGCGATGGAAAGCTCTGGAAGCGGGAGCTCCGCTCCATTTAACAGATCGGTCTTTGCCTTCCTCGTCTCCTCGATCTCTCCAGTGAGTTTGTTGTACTGCTCACGGTACTGCTTCGCGTCGTCCTCGGCCTTGATCTTGTCAAGGTTTGCTCTGACCTTACGATTGATCTCGTCTACGTTGGCGATATTCCGCTCTAATTCTTCCGTAGATTCGTCCTCAAGGTCTGCCGCGCTTTTCTGCGCCACGTCCAGATCCTCCGCAAGCTTTCGCTCTTTTCCTTCCAGTTCGTTGAGGCGCTGTTTAAGATCCATAACCTGTGCATGTGTCGCGGTCAGCTCCACGCCGATCTGATCCACCCGCTCCCGTTTTTTCTGATTTTCACCATTCCGCGCAAGGATCTCCTGCTGCTGTTTAATAAGATCCGCCGCGCTGACCGGCTCATCCGGTGCATCGGGGAAGTATTCCTGCTCTCTTGCGAACTTCTCTTTCTGGTCAGCGATCCGACCAATGGCAAGCCGCTCGTTATACTTTTCTTTTTCGGTCTGCTCCAGCTCCAGGAGCCTGTCACCGACACCGATGATCTGCAGGAGTGTGTCCGCCTTTTCCTTGCCGCTCGCGTCCATAAACTTCGGAAGATCCAGCGCAAGCTGTTCAACGAACTCATTGAGGAGCTGCTGTCCGCCCTTCTTCCCGGTCGGATCCGTGACTTTCAGATCGCTGTTTTTGCCTTTCCGCTCCACGACCAAACCATTGTCCATGACGATATGGAGATTCGGCGGGATCGCAGATCCTTTTCTTTTTGACTCCGATGGCCGGTACTTCTCCCCGCCCAGCGCCCAGGCGATGGAATCCAGGACTGACGTTTTTCCCTGGTTATTTTCGCCGCCGATGATGGTCAGGCCATTCTGTGACGGCTCGATCCGCACGGCACGGATCCGTTTAACGTTCTCGATCTCTAATCTGGCTATTTTCATCTGACACCTCCGATAATGTCCAGATCCTCCCCCGCTCCCAGCGCATCAAAGCGGAAGATCGAGTTAATGGTTACATGGTTTTCCAGCGCCGCGGGCTGGTTAAGATAAAAGCTCCGGAGCACGTCCACGCGGCTCTTGAGGGTCAAAAGATCCTCATACTCCTTTGCCGGGATTGTTACTTTTTCAGAATTAAACATGATTTGACATCCTTTCCGCCGTCGTGATATGATAAAAGACGGCTAATAATACGGTCGTTATTGCCCGATCCGTACAGACCCCTATCTGTGCGGATCATTTTTTTCGTTTATGATTCGGAACACGCTCGCCGGGCTGATCCCGATTAAACTCGCCACTTCTTTGACGGAGTACCCGCCGTTATACCATTTCATCACATCCTCGCGCATCTGATCCGTGATGGTCGTCCGCGTCTTGCGCTTCTTCGGCTCTTTCGGCTTCTCCTCTTCCTCCTCTTTCGCTTCCGCACGATTGATGATCTCCGTCGCGACTTTTGCGGTCTCGTTCAATTCCTCATGCGTCAGCGGCTTTTGTTCTCCGATGATCTGCAAACAAAAGTTCCGCATCTCCTGATAGCCGTTAAACTGTAGATTTATTTGCACCTCTCTCACCTCCTTTCAAATCAAAATCGCCACGATCACAAAGATCATGATCCCGCCCGCGGTCAGAAACGCTTCCTTCCACGTCGGCTCATATGGTTTCACGTCCTCACCCCCTTTGTGATTTCCAGAACCTCCTGCTCCGTCAGCCCCGCCGCTCTCGCGATCGCCATCAGCTCGCAGAGACGCATCTGGCTAATCCCGTCGCCCCTTAAGCGGTAATTGGTCAAGAGACGATACTTGATCCCCGTCCTCCGCGCCAGATCCCGAACGGACATGTGGGAGCGGGTCAATGCTTTTTGGATGATCTCGGCGGGAGTCATGATTCACTCCTTTCGTTCAGCAGATCATCGTATGTCACCGCGAAGAAATCACGTATCCGTTTGAGTAATTCGAGACTTGGTTCCGTCCGTCCGACTTCCCAACTGCTTATACATGCAGTCGAGACATCAAGCTTTTCCGCAAGTTCTTTTTGCATTAAGTTTTCTTTCAAGCGATAATGCCTGATTTTCTCCGCGACGCTCATAGCAGATCCTCAATCTTCACGCCCAAAACCGCCGCAACCTTCTGAAGGTTCTCGGCAAGCGGCTTTGACGCGTTCCACTTGCTAATCGTCCCGTTGCCGAGACCAGCTTCTTTCTCGATTTTCTGAATAGAAATTCCTTTTTTCTCGGCAATTTCCTTTATCTTGTCGAACATCTTCCCTCCTTTCCTATATGTAGCGGTTGAAAATGAATAGAAAATGTTCTAACATAATTATGTAAGGTAGTTATGTGAACATCCTCTATTTTGGTTTTTTCTCGGTTAGAACTTCTTCTAACCTTGTACCATAATAGAATATGTTCGCATGGTTGTCAATACCCAAATTTGAACTTTTTCTAATGGTGGCGCTATGAGTCCTATTGATAAGATTCAGCAGCTATGCGGCGAAAGAAAAATAACAATTGCGCAACTTGAGCGGGATCTCGGTTTCGGGAATGGATCATTGAAAAAATCCAAAACGCTCAAGACTGACCGAGCGGAAAAGATAGCTGATTATTTTGGAATTGATGTAAATCAGCTTTTTTCGGAATCTGAAAACACGGATCAAAAGTATGCGATCTCAAACTTTGAGTACCAAATCATTTTGAAATATCGAAGCATGTCACCGTCAGAAAAAGAAATCGTACTAAAGGTCTTCGATCTCAAACTTCCTGACGGAGAGAGAGCGGCAGACAAGAGCGAAAATATTGCAGTATAGGAGGAAAAGATAATGGATAACAATAAGAAACTGTGGACTTTGTTTTGCGTGTTGCTTGGTCTGGTGATTGTTATGTTTGGAATCATTATAAGTCTGCTCAATAAAATGTCGAAGCAAAGCACCGTGACCGCGCACCAGATCCAGCCGCCGGAGATCCAGGCGGAAGTAATCCAGGAGCCAGAACAGACACCTGAGCCAGAACCGATACAAGAGCCAGAACCGGAGCCGATCCCTTCTGAAATTAGCACAGAGCCAGAGCAACGAGAGAGCGGATACGGCGAAACCATGTCACAAAAGAACGCCCTGAAAAAAGCGCAGCATTATTTGAGCCTTATGGCGTATTCTTATGATGGATTAGTCAACCAGCTTAAGTATGAGGGCTTTGACGAGAGTGATGCTGTTTACGGTGTCGAGAATTGCGGAGCTGACTGGTATGAACAGGCGGTTAAAAAATCGGAACACTATTTAAGCCTTATGTCCTATTCGCGCGACGGGCTTATTTCTCAACTAAAATATGAGGGCTTTTCGGAAGATCAGGCTGTGTATGCCGC